GTCAAAACACCTCCCCCCCCTCGCAAGAATTTACACACTACCTCTCTCCATACTCGGCCAAGATTTTTATCTGGACTCGGTCGATAGTGTTTACATTATTTCGTCCATTCCAGTATTTAACCGCGTTAGCCATCTCGGGGAATGTCGACATAGCCTCGGCCAATAATACCAACGGAGAACGATTGGATAACCGGGAGAATAGTTGACACAACTCGATAAGCCCAAGTATTCGAGGAGCGTTGGAGCCATCGAGCCAACAATCCACAACCGAATAAGATATTCCCAACTGATGATTTAAATCTACTTTCGCTAAAGAATATTGTTGGCAATACTTAGCTATCCAATTCCCAAAATCACAATAAAACTCATTCGGAGAGATTATCTCCTTCTTCCTTCCTAGTCGGCCCATCGTCTTTATCCTGTTTATTTATTATTTCGATAATAATACTATAACAGAATATTCCTTTATCATACACCTTCTCGGCTGAGATTTTTTCTATTTGCGAATCATCGTCATAGACTACACCATTCAGCGCGTCACATACCGAGCCAAAATAGTTCTGGACATCTCTCCTCCTCTTGTCTCCTTGAACGGCTTTTAAATGGAGAGAGACCGGCTCGGAGATGGGAGATATATCTAAGGCTGACATAATAGTTAGAGCCTTGAGCCTTAACTCCGTCTCGAAGTCCTTTACTCCTTTATCCTTAACCATTCGATTCCCATAGACTCTCATTCTATTTTTTTTTGAGGGAATTTTCCCTTCTCCGGAGATAATTATCCTCATGTTGTTCGTCTCTTTCGTCTTTTCCAAAGGGACTCGCAAGCCCAATAACGGGCCTCAAGTTTTCCAGCTGGATCGGTATCACATCTCATTCGAGCCCTAAAGTTTTCATTGGCCTTCGCTGAATAGTTATGCTTATAGCCAACGGCTCCGAACTTGATAAGTTTTTGTTTCTTACCTTCACAAGCTAAGACAACTCTCTTTTTTTCTCCGAATCCCGGCTCTCCTCTCTTGAGCGGCCGCGGCTTATTACAAGTCATTTTTGATTTATCTATAGCCATATTATCTCCTCGTCACTCGTTTTCTAAGTCTATTGGAACGCGTTGGTTTATCCATCTGGACTCGGGCCTCAAAGGGAGACTCGTAAACGTCGCCTTCGTAATCGCTCGCTTGGCGAATCTCGGTTCTTTTGGCCGTCTTATTTGTTTTCATCGCGGCCAATACTTGAGCGATGATGGCCGGAGGAGGAACCATTAAATTCCCCATTGGGTCTTTTACTTTGTTGATTGGGGAGCCATCTATCTCCAGCCGTCCAAGACTTTCGAGGCGAATGGCTACGGCCGTCGCTTGGTCTTTCTCCATTCCAAAGCGAGACATAAACTCCGGAATCGCTCTCTCTATTCTTTGATTTCCGGCTCTGGAATCTATAATGATTTTTTGAGGCTTGGCCATAATTACTCCTAAACATATCCTCACAATCACAAGGAGAACATTCGCATATATCACATATCATAACTTATCATTTTTTAAAATAGTCTGTTTTAAACAATCGAGAACTAAAGAGTTATAGTCGATATTCGTCATATCTGAGAGACATTCCAAAATCCAAGCCCAATCCTCGAGCTTAATCTTTACTTCTCCGGTCAACATTCTATAGAGGCTCCGGATTCCGATTCCGGAATAATCGCTTAAGTTTTGTTTTGAGATGGAATATTTATCTAGATATTCTTGAACCCAATCTCCAAAAGTCATAAAATCTCCATTGGGATAAAGTGGGATAAAAATGGGATAACCGACCTCTCTTTTATATCCGTTTTATCGAGCCTTCGTTTGTTTTGTATAGTTTATTTTGTATATTTCCAATTTTAAAAACTATATACTCTTAAATATATAACCTAAAAAGTTTTTTATATACATATTATATAATTTAGTATATAATACTATAAGAATCCTCCGAGTTTATGGGAGACTTAGAGAATTTTACTATCCCACTTTTATCCCACTTTATCCCACCTTTATCCCATATTTATCCCACCTTTATCCCACCTTTGGAGACAATATTCTATGAATAAGACCTTTATAGACGTAATAAACACTCTTTTAAGAGGCATAAAAAGCGATACTCCCATAGACCCTATCGAGGCCGCTGAGCGATTCTCCGAGATGGTCTCTCGGTTAGATTGTGAGTTCCATCATATCCAAGGCTCCGGATATGTTTATCACGATCAAAACTTAGAGATTATTGTCCTCTGGAGAGATGATGGAGTATATTTTAAAGACCATCAACTCAATATTCGAACCCTTCCCATAATCCAAATGGCTTTAACGATTATCTCCGACTTGGATAACGAATATTTTAATTATGAGGAATCGGAGGAAGAGAGCTCCTCGGATACTGAAGATATATGGCTCTAAAATAAAAAAGGACTCCAATCGGAGTCCCTTTAATCCCTTTGTCTCTTGGATGAGAGTTATCTAAAGAATAACTTTCCTCCGCGAGTAATTTGTTCGAATTTCAAGTCGCGGCATATCTTAGAAATTCGTCTTGCGTTTCCCGAGTGCCTATGGGCTATAGGTAAATCCAATTCTTCCATAATCTCGGCCGTTGTCGCTCCGTTTCGTTTGGTTATGGCCTCGATTATTCCTTGACTCCAAGGATCGTCCACTAAGAACGATTTTTGATAGACTTTTAACTCCTCCTCCAAATCTCGAATAGAGCCATCATCCATCTCCAGCGAGGAAGGGAGCCACCACTCCTCTCCAGCTTTAAAGTGGTGAACGGCCTCGGCCCATATTTGATCCCGGTTATCTAATATATATTTTAAATCAATCTTATCCATAATCTTGAAAATCCAAAACCTACGCTCCGGGCCATCGTCCAAGAATTGATAATCGTTTGTAGTTCCCACAAAACAAGTCAACCGCTTTCTCAATAATGGCATTTTTCCGTAACTCGGCCGATAAATATCCTCGGACGTAGTTAAAAATTGCTTTGCCAAGTTAGCCGATTTTCCTTGTAAATCTTTTAGTTCGGCCATCTCCCATATCCATGCTCCGGCTTGATGGATTTTCTCTAACGAGTCTTTGTGGCCGATTGGCATATCCGAGCGCGAGAACCATTCTCCTCCCAAAATCTCAAACGTGACGGACTTTCCACAACCTTTCGGGCCTACCAAAATCGGCATAGTATGAACCATCGAGCCTCGATTATAGACTCTTGAGACCATCGAGATAAAAGTCATGGCCGACATATATTGAATTAACAATCGAGTCGAATCCGTTGTCTCAGCCTTCCAAACCTTCTCGGCTATCTCAGCGATTCGCCTCTCTCCATCCCACTCCAGCGATTCCAAATAGTTTAAAACTGGAGTAAATGGCCGGAGATGGCTAACTCGGAGGATAGCTCCCTCAATCATATTATTAGAGACCTTAAACCGATAACGCTCCTCCAAATCTAACCCGATTGTCTCATAATCTACAGTCTCAACCATTCTCCCATTCAATAAGATTCTATCCGCTGACTCCCAATAACAAAGGCTCGAATATTTGGGGTCTACTTCCAAAATCAGATTTACATTTGAGCGATTATTCCTTGGATAAATCGGAGCGGTTAAATTTCCATCCTTATCATACTTCCGAACGTGAGATAAACGAGCCCAAGTTCCCATATCGGCTCCCTCTGGAGGCTCCTCGAACCTATCCAAACCGGCTCGCTCTACTTCCTCGTCAACGATGGCGATTCCCAATTCTCTAGCTAAGTCGATTAACTTCATTTTTTGTTCTTTCGATGTCATAATAAATCCTCTATACTTCCATACCAACTACATTTATTTTTTCTTGTGCAAGTTGCCCAAAATGTCGAATTCGGAACATTTAAATCTATTGTAAAATATACCGATTGTTCTCCGCATTGAGGACAATTTATTTTATGGACATAGGAGCCCATAATCACTCCTCCCGATTGATAAGCTATCTTTTGACGAACGGAATATTCTCTCAGCAAGTCATTATATTTCCTCGGAGCGTCTTTGGCCGGAGGAGTCCATTTTTTATCCTCCTTCTTTGGGAGTTTTATATCTTTGTAATAAAGCGACAATGGAGCTCCGATAAAATAATAAGTCTGAAGGAGATTATATGGAGACATAAAATGGCTTTTATCGGTTATATCGCTCATCGGATAAGCGAATCTAAAATAGACTCTCGCTATATCTTTTAAAGCCTTTAAATCCGGCTCTCCAACTCCTACCACGTCATTCCAAAGTCTTAAACCGGCTCTCCAACCCTTTTCCCAATCCTCGGCCTTTATTGGCTCATACAATGGCAAAATAAGACGATACTTGGGAGTAGTTATTGAATGGCTCATGCTGGAATGCGCGAAAACAGTCATTCCCGATTGAGCGAATAATCTCCACGTCTCAATATTCGTTAATCCATCGTCTATATCAAACACAAGACAAGAGATGGAGACGGCATGCGCCATTGAACGCGAGCCGTTAAAGGTAGTTGGAGACCATAAAGGCAAATCTAATTTAGCCTTCTCTCCATTGGAGACGGCCGTTAAAAGACCTCTCCGTAATTCGTCTACAGAACCCTCGAAATTCTTTGGATTCTTTTGGCGAATGTTATCAAATAATGATATATTGTATTTAATCATTGATACTCCAGTGATAGCATTAGAATAATCTTAAAAGCCGAGAACTCTACTCCGATTGGGTCTCGGCTTTTATTTTGTTTTACATATATTTGTTAATCTCTAACAATACTTGAGATAACTCTCGGCCGGAGATGTCGCTAACAATTCGAGCGATTTTAAATAGATTCCGGCTATCTGGAATTCCATTATTATTACACCAATTCGAGATAGTCACTCTTGAGACCTTCAAATAATCTCCCATTTTTGCTTGAGTCAAATCATATCTCGTAATTTGTTTAGAGAACCATTGGCCGAATTGGTCTCCTCTCCCTTGGAATTCATCGTATTTCTGAATAACCCAATTCTCGGCCGCCAAATCAGAATAGAACTCCGAGCTATAAACCTCATTATTCCACTCTATAACTCCTTTGGACTTCCAACACGTTTGATAACTATCCCAATAAGTCGAGACGGCTCCAATATTGCGGCCATTGAATTTCACGTCATTAACTCTATTTTGAGACTTGGCCTTAACTCGGCCCGATTGTCTCTCCATATCCCTTCCAGTCTTATTTAATCTCATTTTAATAACTCCTCAATCTTGGACATAGTCTCCAAAACTCTAAATATTCCGTTTGTTGTATAGATAACGATTGTCTCCTCTTTGAGCCATTTATCCCACTCTGGAATAATGGCCGTTATGCATGATTTATTTAACATTATGGAGAACTCATAATAATCCGAGACATCTCCTTTACTTCCACAAAAATAACTAGTTAATTTAATAAACATATTCTCTCCGATTAAAGATGGAGGCCGATTGGCCTCCGGTTAGTATTATCCTTCTTGGACTATTTCAAAATATTCTATAGATTCACTATTAAAAGCGATTTTATCTAATGTCTCGATTGTATAAGGGAACCACTTTTTCTCCCCATCATAAAAGTAAACAATTACGATTTTCATTAAACACCCCCTACCATTAAAACAGCTACAAAACTCAAGGCCTTTAAAAAAGAGTAAACTCCAGCAATAAAGACAACTATATAAACATTATTTTTCATTTTCATTCTCCGATTAAAGATGGAGGCCTATTGGCCTCCGGTTAGTTATTTTCAAATTATACTTTTCGACTTGCTCTCAAAATTGGACACATAGAATATTTCCCTGTAGGATATACAAATTCGTCATCCGGTGAAGTTTTGATTCTACAGCTAACTTTTTCACCATTGTTAATTTCAGTCAAGTAAACAGTTTTTTCAGTTCTTTTTGTCACTTTATAGAAAGAAAACAAATTAGAATCTCCGGGCCAAATCATTTTATAAGTTTTATTGATTTCAAATTTAGTCATTTTTATTTCTCCGATTATTTATCCTTCATTGGATATATTATTATTATAAACAGTTCTTTACACTATGTCAATAACTATTTAATAAAATAATGAAAAAAAATGATTGAGGACATTAAAAGACCGCTAAACTCGGAGCCGTTTAGAATAGATTAAACTCCCATAAAAGAGGAGTTTTTATGAATACTATCTACCCAATTCATTTTGTGGACATCGAGACAACTCACCTCCGGCCGGAGATGGGAGAGATAATCGAGATAGCCATTTTAACCAGTAAAGACGGAGGATTAACTATAGACTCCGTATTCGAGACAAAGATAAAGCCGGCCCATCTTGAAAAGGCCGACCCCAAGGCTCTCGAAGTAAACAACTATAAAGAGAGCGAATGGCATTCCGCTCCGACTTGGGAGGAGATGGCTCCAAAGATTCACAATATTCTTTATTATGGTATTGTGGCCGGCCATAATGTTTTTTTTGATTGGAGTTGGCTCGATTACCACTTGAGGAGGACTATTGGCAAAGGAATATCATATCTAAAACTCGATACTCAAGCTCTAGTTTGGGAACATCTAAACACTAAGTCGGCCTCTCTTAAATCTATCCGGAATCTTTATGGCTGGAGTCACGATGGAGCCCACTCCGCTCTAAAAGACATCGAGGACACTCACAAATTATTTAAAACTCTTGTTTATCCAGATAGACCCATAAAACAGACTCTCCAGAATAAGATAAAACGAGCCCAAAATCACGACTTGAATATTATTGGGTTAACTTTGGAGGAGGCCCGAGAATTATTGGCCGCTCTTGGCTCTTAGTCTTTGAGCCGCTTTTATGGCCATAAGTTGTCTCATAGCGTCTCTTTTACGTCTATGAATAGTTGGAGTATTTTGGACTTGATAACCGCCTTGAACTCTTAATATAGGCATTATGAGACCCTTTGAAAACGTGCTTTTATATCCGATACAATTTCTTGAATTTGCTCTATCTTTTGTTCGAGAATGGTTAATCGCTTATCGAATTCGTGTAGTTCTTTAACCATAGACTCTCGGATAACTTCCTCTTTCTTTTGGTAGTCGGAGATAACCTTCTCGTATTTATCACGAATCATTAACTCTCTTTCTTCGAGTTTTTGTTCTCTTTCATCAGCACGAACTTTTAATTCCTTATTCTGAAAATATAGGAATGCCGCGAATGCGAGATTGGCTCCTCCGTTTATGAGGAGATTTAGAGCTTCTTCTTCCATCATAACGAATTACAAGTCCTTAATAATCGGCTCGATTTTTTTTGGAAGATCGAGGAGATTGTCGATAATAATCTCTTGACGTTCTTTGGCCGTAATCTTAGAGCCGCCATCGCTATCCTCGTCTTTTGCCTCGATGATGTCCTCAACGATATTCCAGATAATCGGCTGAATGGCCTTTAAAATCTCGGCCACAAGTTTAATTTTTTTCCAATCCATAATAAATCTCCCTATTGAGTCATATCTAAATATTTTTTTATACCATGAGCCAAAGCAATTCCCACCATCTCGAGCCCTTCCTCGTTTAATAAATCTACGTGGGCCGGAGAGTCGATAAAGAATGGCTCAAAACAAATCGCCACCGGAGCATTCACTCCCTTTATACAATAATAAGCGTTTTTCGTCCAATCATTCGGATTCGCTGGAATGGCCTTGGTTTTACTTGGGGAGGAGAATATATTCTCCATCCAGCGAGCCATAAAATGATTGATTGAGGAGGCCAACGTTAAACCTTTTGAGGAACGATAATCATAAAAACTCGCGCAATAATCACCCTTTCCAGCGTTGATATGGGCCGAGATATAAACCGCTTTATCATATCCTCTCGAATATTCGTTTACTCGTTTATGCCGTTCTGCATAGGTTCCATCGGAGATTAAAACGACTGTTATTCCCATCTCTCTTAACTTCCACTCCGCAAAATGGAGATATAAGGAGGTTAAATGGGCCTCAATCGCTCCATTATAGGCCGCTCCTTGAGAATCGAAGTTTTTTGGATTCCCGAGATGTTGTCTATCTAAAAATACTATATTGCTCATAATGTCACTTTATCATATTTTTTAAAATGGGTTTATGTCGGTTAATGTCATTGTCTCATAATAGGATTATTCTCGAATGCCATAGTCCAACTCCAGCCGGAGCCATTAAAAGTCTTGGACATAATAATCATTTTTTGAGATACCAGATAAAGATAATCGGCTTGAGCCGTCACAATGTCTCCAACCTCTAGCCACCCCATCTCGAGAGAGGACTCAAGATTTATTAAATAAGTCGGGAATGCATTGGCTCGAACTTTATCTATCGCCACTTTTTGAGCTGTAGTTCTATCGTAAATATAGGAGGCCTCCTCCGTTTGAGGTTTGGTTCCGAATCTATTGATAGAGGTTATCGAATAATCAGATAGAATATCATAGGTCTCAGTCTCGATATTCGTCACTCTTATTTGAGAGGAGAATCCTTGGTCATATCCTCTCTTCGCCCATTTTAAAGTATATCTATTAACTATATCGGCCGTTGTCTTTTGAGTCTCAATGGCTCCAACTTGGATAAATGGTTTATTATCTCCAATCTCGATATTCGCTCTTGAGGCCACTTCTCCAAGAGCCCACAACTCCAATAGAACCGGCCGGAGTCCCTTTGGGCCCATTCGGATAGAGATTGGAAGGAATGGGAGGATATTCCCTTGCAACCACTCAAAAGCCGAGACTCCATCGTCATTTATATAACCACTGAAATTATATTGATTGAGGAAGGGAGAGAGGCCGGCCCACGAATCATCGTCTACATTTTGGCCGCTCCGAGATAAGGCCCATCGACATAAATCTCCAGCTTTAGAGAGATAGCCTTCTCCATAGGGATTCTCGATTCCTCCTCCTCCAGTCACATAAAACCACCAAGAGCGAGAGTCTCCAGAGCCACTATAATTCGGCATGGCTACATTATCGGAGGTTTTTAATTCGATATAGCTATAAAAATTTCCTCGGCCATCGGTATCCGTTAAAACAGTTTTCGAGGCCGATTTAAAGTTATCGTCTTGTATTGTAGCACTTGAGGCCGTTATTATCCCATCGGATAACATCATTCTACAATCATCGTGACTATCGTAGCGATGAACACAATAGGCCGGAGCTCCAAATATGCTCTTAGTCGAGCCGGCCGTCACAAATATTTGTCCTCCTCCATCTCCAATCAAAATCGGATAAGGCTTTCCGTCACTTGTATCTAAATCTCTATGATGGAATCTATCGTCTATATATTTATTTGAGTCCAATAATAATCTATCCGAGTCGTATGGAATAGCCTCGATGGAGATGGCGACAATTCCCTCTATCTCGTTTGGGTCTCCAAATGTCGGCTCTTGAATTTGGCCACGATATAAAATAACTCTCTCCTCATAGGATACGAGAGACCGGCCATATTTTGTCAAGACATAAAAAAACTCAGCGTTTAAACCTTCCAAGGAGTCTCCTTGGGCCCATCTCTCCAAAAGGTTTATATCGTCCATTTTGAGATTCATCATAACAACATTCGATTCTATCTCCGTTGAGGAGAATTCTATCGACTCCGTAAAATCAAATTCCAGAATACCGGGATTAAAATTATAGACGATATTCTCCGAGGAGAGTTGGAGAGACTCGGTCGAATATCTATGAGTTCGGCCTCCCCAATCAAATTCGACACAAAAGACTATCTCAGAGCCTCCGAATTCCTTTTGAGTAAACATCTATCTAACCTCTCTTAAAATCATCGTTGAGATTCTAAAGACTTCTCCTCGATTTTCGCTCTCCAGCTCATCTCCGATAACATGGTCTATGTTTATCTCGGTTCCCAAAGTCCCTAGAATATGATTGTGATAACGATTATAGACTAGATGAGAGGAGGATAAAGTCTCTATTCTTGGGAGATAGACGATGGCCTCAACGGAGCCCGATATATAACTTACTAAACCCATCATCGAGGACGGAGCCGAGCCGAATGCCGCTATTGGAGAGCCACTAAAGAGATTGTAATAACTCGGATTGGCTGAATCTTCGTTTAACTGACTTGTATCTACTCCATCCGTCCAAGATAAGCGAATCAACCGGCCGGAATTCCCTCTCCTCGATGAGAATAGAGTTCCGTTATTTTGTTGATTCTCGATAACATTGGCCTCGAAGGATATGGAGCGGCCTCTCCCATATTGAGGAGACGCAATAACCACGAATCCCATAACCATCGTTCCGATAGTAAAATAGCCCTCTTGGGTCTTTTGGGAGTTAACGATTATCCGGACTCCAGCGAACTCACTCTCATCTATTAAAACAGTACAAGAGGAAGGAATCAGATAGGCCGTTCCGGAGGTTGGGTCTCCACTTTGAACCCCTTTTAAATGAATATAAGCTCGTTTGGAGGACGTTGAGCCGAGGACTCCATCTCCGGAGGACTCGATTCTCCTTTGGACTACATTCCCGAGACCATCATCTAAAAGAATATTCCAATCTTGGCATTCGTTTAAATGGAGATAAGGCCCACTCGGAGCCGTTGACACGAGAGCCGCTCCCAATCTCGAGAACGCGAACCCTCCTCCGATTGTATTGTCTACATTGGCGACACCTTTCCAGCCACTCCCGGCATTATATATTTGCACTTCGAATGATTTAAAGTTTATCCCTGTTAAATGGATTCCCATCCCTTCGGAGGATATATGAGTATTCGCGGTTCCTTGGAGAGTTGTATCCATCATGAAAGCCAACGTTTGAGACGAGATGGCCGTCAAGTCGGGATCGGCCACTTTATCACTTCTCCAACCTATCTCCGGAGATGGAGAGACGCTATGGAGAATTCGCTCGATTGGGGAACCATATTGAGGTTCGATGGAATATAAATCTCCCTCTCTAGCCGGCCCATCTATCGAGGAGATGGAGAGGCCGTCTTTAACTTGACTCCAGAACCCTTTTGAGGAATATTGTTTTGGAGTTATTTGGCCGTCTACCCACTTTAGACCGGCCTTCGAGCCGATAGAATAAGAGAAGAATTGATAATCTACTTCTCGCGTTCCTCCGTTGGAAGTTGGAATTCCCCAATAAATCGACTGAGTAATATTCGCGGCCGTTGTCAAAGTTGCACTCATCGAGAACCATTGGCGAGGGGAGGAGCCATCGCAATAATAGATAACTAACGCTCCATTAGAATTATCAAAGTGAACCAATAACTCTAACGGATTGAGATTGGCATTTATGGCCGAGACAATAGGAGAGGAATAACCGAGATGGACGTCATAGACATAAATAGAAGGCCCATTTAAAACTATCTCGAAGTGATATGTCACGATAGCCGAGGTTTGAGGCTGAATCTCTACTCCAAAAGCGATACCACGAGAGGAGGAGCCCCCGGAGATGTCTTTTATTTTGGTATGGAGTATAATTCCATTTGTTTTATCGGTTATCGAGTTTGAATATTCTATCGTATCACTACCAGAGGCCGAAAGATAAAGAGAATCTCCTCGGAGAGTCTCAGTCGGAGAGCCTCCGGCCGTCTTAGCCCATACCGAACCCACGCTTGGCAAATCAAAAGGAGAATAGTCCTTTGTATTATAGGCCCATTGATTATCGTTGGGATATGGCTGGAGTTTTGGATATTGCTGAGTTCCGTATCCTCCCAAAGTTGAGACGAGGAGAGAGTCTTTAAAAGAGTTCGTTCCGGCCGAGCTCCAGTTATGGAATAATAAATTCTCACCTTGGCCAGCGATACCGACAATATTCTGAATTCCTCCGGAGGTTCCAAACGTCAACGCTCGAGAGTTGTTAAAAGTAGTTGTATCGCTCCAAAAATACCATTTATAGCCATACTCCGAGACACCGGCTCCCGATAGGTCGGAATATCCGCCATAAACGATATATTTATTGACATTGACAACATAAAGATATATCCGGCCATCGGTATCTATAAACATTGTCTTATCTCCACCAATAAGACGAGAGCCTCCTCCTCCAGTTGCAAAGGTTCCGGAGATGTTTTGAGGAGCGATTATAGCCGATTTTGCGAAAATACTATCAAAAGCATTCCCAATGTTTAAGACCTTGAGAGAATCGGTTGAGTTGATATAACTCGCTATAAAAATATCATTCCAGACCACCAAATCGGGCATATAAAACCGAGTCGAGGAGGAGGAAGTCGCTATCTCTTGAAAGGATAAGCCTCTATTTGAGGAGGCATATTGGATAACATAAGATTGATTAGAAGAACTTGTATCGTGAGAATCTAGGGAGGCCAATAATAAAACTTGATGAGAGTTGGCCGCTACAGTTATCTTTTGAAGGAGGTTCCCCGGATTACCCGAACCAAAAGTCGAGGACACGTCTATATCATCCAATAGACATCGAGACGAGACCTCGCTCCAACTATCTCCCTCGTCAATGCTTCGATAACAAAAGATATTCGCCTTTTCTTTATTATCGTCTATAACCCAAAAATATAATAAAATTGAGCCGTCATTCATTAAACATAAAGCCGGGAATCGTTTATTCGAGACGAGTCCGGATATGTCTACAGTATTTACAATAACACTCGAATAATTCCCATCTTTGCTTATTTTGGAGACGATAATCTTATTCTCCGTTATATTTGTAAACTCTACAGCTATTAAAACATCTCCGGAGTCTAGTCGAATTGAATCTCTCGGATAATAGTTTTGATTTATTCCACTCGTCTCTAACAAGTTTATATCATAGAGTTTATTGGGAGTCTCCACTCCATAATAATTCAAATCGTTTTCATACTTCCAAGCGAATCCGGCTCCGTCTTGGATATGGCCTCTCCGAATGGTCTTTATGTCTATAGATTGAGATTGAGGCCCTTTGGCCACAAGTTTAAGACTGGAGACATTTTGAGCCAATGGAACTCCGGCTAACTCTCCATTTTGAGTCAAGGAGGATTCGTTCGCCCAAAAGTTTTCAGCCGTAAATCTAAAAGGAGCCAAAAATCCTCGAATTATATTTGGTGTTAAATCGGCCATCAATACACTCCAGAACCAACTCTCCGAGAGGTTCTTTTATTAACTACTCTCGAATATCGGTCTATATGTTTAAAAGGTTGGATTATTATTGGTTTATTATTCATATTTTGGCCATTTTGCAAGGCTCTAACACCTTCCTCGCCTCCGATTCTTTGAACTGTCGACCGGTCTAAAATGGCCTCTCCCTTTAAGAGATTGGCCCGAACCATATCCGGAGCCGAATCGGTTGAGTTGCCCACCATACCTCCAACGTCAAATTTAGGAGGAGACTCGCTCTTAATGGCGGCTAATTGGAATCCTGTTTGAGCCGCTGATAATCCAGCCATAACAAGACCGGCCGGAATACCATAGTCAGCGATAGCGCGAGCGGCCGCTATAGCACCTTGGAATATTACCTCCGAGACGGCTAACGCTTGACGAGCTTTAAAACTCTTTAATTCTCTCTCGTTTATTTGTTGATTATATTTGGCCTCTATTTGTTCTTTTAATCGAGCCGATTCCTCTTTAGAGATAACCTCGGAGGCCTCTCTCTTATCTATAGCCTCTATCTCCGCGTCCATTTTATCTTGTATACTGGAGATTTCAGCGTTATTTTTTGCCTCGACCGCGTCCACAATAGAGCCATATAAATCGAATATTCGAGAATTGAATTCCTCAAATAAACCAAAGTTCTCCATATAACTCGCTCGAATAGCCTCTTGAGCCGATAACTCGGCCTCTTTTTGTTCATCTATTTGTTCAAGTCGGAGATTATTTAACTCGGTATATTCGGCCAATCTTTGAGAGACATATTGGCCCTCCATCGAGTCTATTTCATTCGTTAAAAATAGAATATTTCCTTTTAACTCAGCGATTCGCTCAAAATCTTTTATTTGTTGTTCGGTTAAATCTCCGGAGTCTTGGTTTACTCCTTCATTTTGAGCCTCGAGGAGTCTTAACTCCTCCTCTCTACTCTCTTTAATGGTCTCCAAATGCATTATATGAGATCGGAGCTCTTGGCCAATCTCTTTTATTTTGTCTTTTTGGAGCTCGTATTTATCAAGGAGACTCTCATTAACAAAAGAGTTAGACTTTTCCCAAAGTCCAAAAGACTTCTCCATTAAGTCTCCGGTCTCATCGAATAAGTCGGACGTTGTCTCCTCTAATGTTTTCATTTCCTCATTAAGATTTGAGACGCTTTCAATGGCCGAGATTGTAGCCTCCTCAACATCGGCCATAACCTTCGGAGCCGTCGAGGAGGAGGATAGTTCGTTAAATCTATCCACTTCGGCCGAGGCTCGAGAGAATATATCTCCGAGATTGTAAACGCTTTGTTTAGTCTCCTCGCTTTGAGTTTGCATTAACTCTAAGGCTTGAGCTGTTTTTCCTTCAAACATCAGCATGGAGGCCGCGCCAATCGTGAAAACACTCTCGAACCCTTCTCCAACTACTCTCATTATATCTTGAGCGATACTCCCAAAATAAATCATTAAGTCGGAGGCTCCTTGTATAGCGGCATTTAATGAATTGGGGCCGGCTATCGAATTGATTGTCTTTTGCATAGTCCCATCAAAAACAGTTCCAAATTCGGCCATTTTACGCTGAAAATCTCCCATAGAGCCTATCGCTGATTCGTTTATAGCGATACCGAATTCACGCGCTAGAGTCGTCATTCCTTCGAGATTGTCTAAGGCTCCAGATTGTATTAAAGCCGGCCCCGATTGTCGGCCGAATAACTGCATGGCCAAAGCGTTTCTCTCGGTTAAATTCTCCATCGAGGAGAGAGCCTTTATCGAGTCCAAGAATACCGAGTTAGAGTCTCTTAACTCTCCATTCGAATCTTTTATGGATACTCCTAATTGGCCGAATGTCATTTGGAGATTTTTTGAGCCTCGAGCCGCGTCAAGAATGGAGCCTTGGAATTTGATTAAACCTCCCTCAAGATTCGCAAAGGCTAGACCAGAACCCTCGGCCGCCAATCGTAGTCCGGCCAAAGTCTCAACGGCTATTCCGGTCTTTGTGGACGCGTCTACTAACTCATTCGTCAAGTCAGCGAATTTTTGAGATAAAGCGATAACTCCAGCAATAGCGGCCGAGGCCGAGGCTCCCACTATTGCGAACGATTTTCCAATAGTTTTCATTTTAGAGGAGATATTCTTTGAGGTTTTCTCAGCCGAGGACTCCATCTTTTTAAAGTTCTTGTCTATCTCTTGAGCTGCTTTATTGGCTTGAGCGTCCGTTATGTTTGGGATTCGCTTTAAAGCCTTCTCGAGCCCTTCAGTCGAGGCCGTATAATTTATCGAGACACTCTTGTTAACGTCAGCCATTTTTATTTCTCCTCTCAATCAAAATATAATATATCACACAATAGATAACTATGAGCCACTTTAACCAAAACGAGACTCGCATTATATCTTTCTCAAGTTCTTTACTGTTTGGATGGCTATCTCTTGTAAGATTTTGTCAACTCGTTTCCTCGCTGGAGTCCATAAAACTTTATCCGCCAATCTTTGTCCTTCGCGGAGATTCGTTGAGGACTCTCGGCCGATTTTAATAGCCCACGCATATTCGGCCGTATTCTCTACAAAAGCCTGTATAGTGTAAGGAGGAATAATCCGGAGGCCGGTCGAATGTTTATACTTTGAGCCTTTACTCTCTCCATATTTTTTCTGACGAACAAGCCATTTATCCTCGGAGTCCTTGGCTAACTTCTCCGTCTCTTGCTCCAAAATGGAGATAATAGTCGGCTCAGCTTGGCGAATAGTCTTTAAGATTAAATCCTTTTGGATTCCATCTATCTCTATCGAGCCGCGGCCCTTACCATATTTTAACTTAGTCATTCTCTCTCCATTTTTGCAACTTGGCCATTTTTGCCGAATGGTCTTTGCGCTCTTTGTCCTTTTTGGACTCGTTAGACATAATCCAATCAACATAAACGCGAGTCTTTAAATCTTTATCCAAGGACTCGAACCAAGTTGGCTCCTTATTCCAAAATCGAGAGATAGCGAATCCGGCTCGCTCTAAATCTCCGGATTTTGTGGTTCTGTAAAATTTTCTGTTTCTGAGACCTCTTGGCTCGATGGAAGTTTATCGGCCATCTCATAAAGACAAATCATTCCAGATTCCAAAATTTGAGCGACTGGAACTCCGGCTCCCAAAAGGACATTTAAACAAGACGAGCCATATTCCACAATATTCGTCAAATGTCTTTTTTTGGGTAGTCTATCGTCTTGACAACATAGACAAATAGCCATAGCGCAAATTCGACCCAATTCCGAGCGGTTATTATTGTCACTCCACAAGGAGACCAAATCAAAACAAGTCGAGAGAGATGGAACTTGGACTCCCATCTCCCCGAATTTATTTATAGTTATCTTTTTCATATTATTTCCCTTTGTTTAAGATAATCTAGGTTTGAGAATAAGTGACACCACCATAACACTCGCCCGAGACTTCGATTGTATTTCCATCGGATCCCTCGGTTAAGTTAGTGACTTCTAAATATACTTTTGCATAAGTAGCTGTATAAATCTTACCAGAACCAACGCCACTCGTATCGACCGCGAATTTAACAGTTTGGAGGAATTGTTCGTATCCATCGCCACCCGTTGAGGCCAACGGAGAGGCCGTATTAAAACCACGATTATAGATTCTATCCATAATGTTATCGGCCGTTGTATCAGTCAATGAACGCATGTGGACTGAGAAGGACAAGTTAATAACTGGATCGTCACCTTTACGAAGGCCCACGATGGCTCCTCGGTCTCGGATTACTACTCGGTCGGCTCCCGGCTCGGACGCTGAAAAGTCGCCAACTTCAAAAGATACAGTATAAGAAGATAACGCATTATCCTCGATAGTTATGGTTCCGTCGCGTCTCGTAGCGACTACACTTGAATCGGCCATATCGCCTCCTATTGATTAAGTTAAATAAAGATAGTGTAAAACTGAAAAATTTAGAGTAAAAGTGAGCCACTCTCCAGAATCGGAGAGCTCGTTATCTAGGCCCATAAAACGAATTTGTAAATCATCATGTAAAGGAGCCGAGCGAATTGTCAAGGCCTCTATAACCTCTTGAGCTACATCGAGAGATTCGTCATAACTATCGAGTTGGTCTTTGGGTCTTACTCGATAAATAAACCGAACTAAAATCTCCGATTGAGACATAACTCCAACTCCTCTCCGTTGTCTATCGTCATCTCTTGATTCTACTCGGCCAACGCCAATCGAGAATAGTTTATGAGAGACTGTATTTGGGGAGCGGCCATATCCATCGAATGGATTCCGAGATTCGTGAAAGCCATCCAAGGAGGAGACTTTATCGGCAAATCTTGAACGAATGGCTGAGAGATTAACGGCTGACATAGACTATAATCTCCTATACCAGATAGGAGGAGCCGAAGTGTAAATAACTCCGAGATTCGCTCTCCGTCTATTTTTATCGTCTACCTTCCCATCTTGATTTAAATCATATTGGAAGTTAAGCCGCTTAAAATCGAATTCGAATTGTTTTCTATGCTCTCTCGCTAAGTCCAGATAGCGACCCTCTCCCAATCCGGAGGAGTCCATATCTTTAAAGATGAGATAAAAAGTTAGATTTTTATGGCAAGCTCTAAGACTTTGAGGAGACATAATCAAATATTCTATATTCCCCAAGTCTCGGATTCGCTGGATAAGTTGAACCCAAGCTTCGTCTATATAGGTTTGATAACTTGAGCCGAGACTCGATGGACGAATAGAGGCTAAGTCGGAATATTCCGCCTCTAAGTCCAAATCGGAGATAACCGGATAAAGAGCCGAGCGAGCGATAGCCGTTGGCTTTTTAAAGGTATAAACCGAGCCGGAGATAGTTAACTCCCATTCTTGCATATAGCCATCTCCGAGAGCCAAAGAGGAAGGAACCTCGCTCGGAGAGATAGAATAAGTCGCTACATTGGCCACAATAGAGACGGCCGTTCGAGCGATTACCTCCTCCCCATTGGGATCGGTTAAGCGAAAATAGGCCGAAGTCGGAGAGACTAAAGCATTATCTCTATAGATTGGTAAATCTACAGTAGCCGAGCGAGTTCTCTCCAGAACTTCATGTATCCTAATTCGAGGACTATATAATCGTTGAGTCGCCATTTTATCTCTTTATCTTAGAATGAATGCCAGTCGGAGCCATCACTCACAATCCAAGCCGAACCACCGGCCGCAATAGTGACAACTGTAGCCGCGGCCACGTCTTTAACCACAAGAGCATTCGTGGAACCTGTATTTTTAATATGATATACTCGGCCATTTTTCTCGGCTGGAAGATTTATATCTCTATCGGCTAAGCCTCCATCAATAAACAAGAACAATGAGCTCTTATCGTCTAAATCTACGTCTCCCGATACTGTAGCCGCCTCGATACCACCCTCTAACAAGAGAGGACGGGGAATTTTAAAGAATGGTTTACCATTATAGGCCATAATGCCTCCTTACTTTTGTTTTTTGTTATCAATACGTTGTGCTCGTTTTACCAACTCGGCTCGAATGGTCTCTTTGGAGACATCTTTCCCGGCTTGGCGATTTTCGATATATAATTTTTGAGTTAATCTCTCGACTTGGTCTCTAGTTGGCATTAGACTTCTCCTTTTTGGTCTTTTTGGTCTTGGTCTCGGTCTCGCCATTGTAGGCCGCTAACATTCGAGTTCTGAGAGAATACAACTCGTCTAATTCTTTCTTTACTTCCGGAACATGCTGGAATTTGATTTTTCGGTCTATCTTTCTATCCAATAATGCTCTTTTCGCCTCGATAACTTCAATCTCCGGAGCGTCAATAACTCCAGTCTCGATTAACGATAATCTCCATTTGTTAAACTCGGTCTCATTGAGGTTCCAGAATACTTTATTCCCGATAATCTTTGGAACGTCCCATATTAAACGATAATGATAACCGCCAAATTTAGTCTCGTATCGAGTCAAATAACCGAATTCTCTAGGGAGAACTAAAATCCCCTTATCCTCTAACCTCATTCGGGCCAAAGTAGAATCGGGGCCTTGTCTTGTCTCCTCAACGCCATTAACTCCAGCCATCTCGTAAAGTTCCCCAAATGAAGGGAGCCATATCCACTCTCCCTCTAACTCTACCAATTCCCAAGAAAATGGAGAATGTAATAGATAGAATGGAGCGTTGGCCACGATGGGCAATTTAGGAGCCTCGTCTCGATTTTGTTTACCTGTCCACGATGTCGGAGTAAAAGTTTGATTCATAATATTTTTTCCCTTTGTTTTTTTGTTTAAAGATTATCCCCACTCTCCAAAAGGAGAGGAAGGGGATAAAAGGAGAGACAAAGGGATAAAAACTCCCTCTATCCCCAAAATGTTTTAAGCGTCTGTAACAATCTTAACGATTCGAGCGTCCTCAACCAAAGCGGCTCCAGCATACAAATGGCCAACTACTTCGGTCAAACCTTTACTCTCGTCACGTTGGAAGGCCACGATAACAGGAGTTCCAGCCGGACGAATCTCGACACCGGCTCCAGCCAATGGGCGAGGAGTACCAACGGCATACGCCAACGCGCCTCGAGACATCATCGCACCGATTTTATTTCCGGCTGATTCTGTGACATAACTAGATTTAAAGATTTCAACTCCACCAAAACGGCCGGCATAGCCTTGGCCTTTAATGGCTAACATATCTTCAGTAGCTGGAGAGAATGCCAAAGCATTATTAGATTCACTTCGCAAAGAGTCACGCAAATCGGACAATTGTTGAGGATGAAGGACACAATAGAACTCACCCATGTTAGACTCGCTCTCCAATTGAAACATAGCGTCATAAAAATCATCCACGCTCATATCTACTCCAGAAGTTCCAACTGAGTTAGACGCTGAGGCAAATGTAGCCGCGATAATTTGGTTAATACGAGCCTCGGCACTCATAGCCATTTTTTGAGCCAATGAGAACGGGTCGACATCTTGGCCAAAACCTGTCAAAGCCGCCAAATCTGTAATGTCATAGCGTAAAGCCGAGCGGCCGATAGTGACGTCTACAGTGGATTCGGTCAACGTGCTAGAGGCTACTTCGGCTCCGTCTGTAGCTGTAGCGAATGGAGTTGAAGCTCCCCAATCAGCAAAACGCATTCTCATAGATTTAGAGCCAACTCCGGCCAAATCTCCAGCGAACAAAAGCATTCCAGTATTGCGAATAGAGGCCATATCTGCCAATTTTGCGCGAACTTCGTTTTCAATCATAGCGGCCAAGCGTAAATCGCCCAAGCCTGAATAATCTATAGTAGTCATAATAATTTTCCTTTTTTCAAAATCAAATAGGTTTTAATAATAATAAAATCTCGGATTAAACGCTATTTCGGGAGCGACCCTATCCGACTTTGAACCTCTCCCGATTTAAAATAAATCTTGGACTCTTTAATAATATATCTCATAAAGTTTTATTTTGTGTTATTTATGTCATAAATCGACATTTTTTAAGGAGAGATTATGGCCACTTTAGATTTAACTACAGTCAACGAATATCCACATATTAAAAGAATCACTATCGGAGCGACCGCCCAAAAGATTTTAATCCCCACAACGGCCACTAAAATAACCTTTGGGAGCGTACAATCTTTATATTTTACAAACATTGGAGACGATGGAGACTCCTTCGGAGTCGAGATAAATGATTATGGATTCGTACCGGCTAATAATCTTTTTACTCTCCATCTTGAGACCGGGAGACAAGCTAATAAAAATATTCTTATTGGAGTCCAAAGCGGCTCCGGAGATTTATGTCTCATCATCGAAAAAGATAGATAATAAAAAAGGCTCCCATTCGGGAGCCTTAAAACATCAATTAGGTTTACTATGTCAAAAGATTAAATTGATACTGCAATGTCGACACCGGTTAAGCCTACGGCTGAAGTAATGGTCACAACTGAAGAAGAAGTATAAACTACTTTCAAGTCGATTTTCTCTCCATTTGAATCCATCGCGCTAACGTGAACCAATTGTTTCGCCAAGTTATGAGTTAACTGGAGGCCGGTGTTAGCCGTCAAGGTTTGATTAGTGAACTCTTTGCGGAATTTGTCAATGTTTACCATCAAATCTCCGCTCTGGTTCATGTAAGTCAACATATTTTTAGAACTTGGGTCGGCTTGGATACTTTGACGAGCTCTAGCTGTAGTATGATAAAGATTTACACTTCCTTCGGAGATGTCGTCCGTATCCGCTGTCAAAGAGATAACTCCACTAGCATAAGACAATCCAGCACCACTAACCGAGATAGCGGCTTGAGCTCTTGCGTCAGTATAAAATAAATTCGTGACACCTTCGCCAATATCATCGCTATCCGCATTCAAAGAGAATTGGCCCGCTGAGTAGGACAAGCCTTGGCCCGCGCTCAAATAAGCGTCTACCAAAGAATCAGCATAGAATTTGTTTGTAGAACCGGCCAATTGTTGTATATCGTCAGTATTGGCATTCAAGGAGAACTCTCCGCCACCATCCCAAGATAATCCGGTTCCGGCTGAGAATTGAGAGAACACATCGGCCAACTCTACACTCAAAACACCACCGGAATATTGTAATAACTGAACATTCGGGCCGGTCACACTTGCAACGGAGATAGCGGCTTGAGCTCTAGCGTCACTAAAATACAAATTGGACGAACCTTCGCTCACTTGGTCGGAATTTGCGCTCAAAGAGAATTGGCCGGCTGAATAAGCCAAGCCGGTTCCGGCTGAGAAAAATCCCTGAATCTCCGCTTGGTCGGCCGTAAATTCTCCAGTCGCTGAATTGTAGTTTACACCGGAGGAGGCTGACAACATCGCGCGAACTTGCGCTTGAGACAATCCACTATTTACTAATTCCCAATCTCCAGCATCTCCAGCATTTCCGCCATTGTGGATATAGCATTCGGTAGGAGACATGCTTGTTAAAAATACGATGTCACCTTCTTGGAAGTTGGTTCCATTGTAAACATTATCCGCAAAATCATCTAAGTCTGTAGCTGTATTATTTACAGTTACGTCCGTAACTGTCAACGGCTTTAACTTTAATTTATCTACACCACCATCGCTAACAACTTCCGCATAGTTTGCGCTATCTGGATGAATACCATTGATAACATTTCCATGCAAGTAGCCACGAGTAATTACATGTTCGTCATGGTTTACAGTTCCTTTTTGTTTAATCAATCCCTCGAAGGTTACCTCGGGAGCCAAAAATCTTTGAGACATAATCTCTCCTTTTATTTGTTTAGTTTGGTTTTAAAATCATCTGTAATATATCACACCGGAATAAGTTTGATTAAAAGTGACTGTAAATGTCAGAGAATTATTATAGGTCACGTCAGCACTACATAATTCACCATCAATAACAATCCAGACTTGAGGAATATAGCCAAGACCATGATTAACACTAACCGAGGACGCGTTATTAAAATCTCTTTGAGATGGGACTCCGGCTCCGTCACTAAATCGAAAATAAGCCATAGTCTCTCCTTAGAACTTAAATGGACTTGTGGAATTACCTTTTGAGCGATAGAAGGCCTCCTTTATGGCTTCTCTATTTTGAGCGTAAAAACTCGGGTCGGCCGCTCTTTGGAGTAAATCCGGAGCCGGTGTATTTTGCGATTGAGATTGGACTCCTTTATTCGATGGAGGCTTTATCGCTGGAGATGGATTTTGAGCCGTCATAAATGGATTTTGAGCGGCTGGAGATGGCTCTTGGACACTTTGGACGGCTGGAGATGGCTCTTGGGTCTTATTCTCAAAATATGGACGGATAACAGTAGGAGCCGATTCGGGATTCTCTTTAATCTCCTTGAGCCAATCTCCTAAAGTGACTTGGTCTTTTTTGGCTCGGCCATTCATACTCCTATCAAAAGCCCACTCCACCGCGTCTCGAATATCGTTATCTGTAATTCCATAATTCGCGATTGTTGAATGTCTATCATATCGAGAATTCGCTTGAGTTAACTCTCCTTTGAGAGACTCTATTTGATTTTGCAAGGTATCAACTAAACCGATTTTACTTTGAGACTCGTCTATTTTACTTTGATATTCAGTTAATCGAGCCTCCAACTCTTGATTCTTATCAACATATTTCGATAATCTTTGGCGAACTATATCATCCACATGAGACTTCTCAACATATTCGACACCTTCAATAATTTTTGTTTTACTCATATTTTATCCCTTTGGTTTTTAGTTAAAAGTTTAAATTGTCTTGTTGGATTCTTAATAACATTTTTCGAGCGTCCAAATCGTCTAAATCTGGATGGAGAATCTTTATCGCGTCCACTTTGGAGATAAGGCCGGCATTCAATAATGAGAGGATATTCTCTCTTTGCTCTTTTTGCTCTTGGGGACTTAATGGAATAGCATGATACTCAATCCGATAACCGCTCTCCGGATAATCGGCTCCCAAAAATCTATTGGCCATTTTTGCGCTTATCTCAATCGTCTCTATATCACCACGTCTAAAACTCGGAGCGAATTTTCTTTGAGCCTCTCTAAGAGATGAGCGACTAATAGCGATGGCCGCTCCGCTCCTTGGGTCTCCACTCATTCTCTGAACGTCACTCGGATTTATACCCATATAGGCCGCTAAGCGTCTCTCGTAAACTGTAATCGCCTCTAACATCTTTGTGACATCTCCTCCGGCTTGGAACTGTCCTATTTGGACTTGCTGGCCGGGTTGGAGATCGGGATCGGGAGCGAATATCAAAATGGAGGCTGGATCGCTCGCTATGGCTTGCCGTCTTGAATCAAGATTATTATCAAATGTATCGAGACCGGCCAAGTTCGCTCCAAGAATCCAGCGTTGGGGATGGCTACAATCTCGGGACAAATGAAGGAAGTAAGTATAAAGAACGCTGGAGCTTAAAGAACCCTCGACTACCTCTCTCAAGGTGAAAGCGTCAAATAGTTTCCCATGAATCTCAGCATGATATAAACTATATGGAAGGAAGGGAACTCCATTGGAATCTCGATAAGGATAGTTCTCTCCGCTCATATCTTGGCCAAGATACTTCTCCGTCACATCCTCGTCTTTCTCTCCATTCGAATTCACTGTATAGATTTTATATTCTGGATAATCTAAATCCTCGATACATAAATAGTCTACAGTCCATTCGTATTTATTACATTGGTCACAATAACGGAGCCGAGTCTCTTTTATCTCGATAGGCCGAGACGGGTCTCCAGCCGAGGATTCGGCCTCAATCATGTCCGGAGTCACAATCCGATATAACAAGTCCTCTCCATCATCGGTTATATCAACTCGGATAAAACACTCTCTCATGCCGATTGTGAAGTATTGGACTCTTTGCATTAAAGGCCATAAACCGGCTCGATTTATTAAACCACCTCGGCCAAGGAGAGTCTCGGTTTGGTTCTCGTATTGCTCATTAACCGCGATGGATGGCGGCTCGACATAAAGACCACAAAGAGCCTCTGTCGCGGCTTTAAATATATTGGAGGACATATCGGGAATCCCCCAAGCGGCTTGACGGCTCTCCGGGATATGATTGGCTATAGAGTCGATTAAATCTTGGAGCCATTCTCCAGTTAAAAGACGTTTTCTTAACGAGGAATGCTCTATTCGTCTTTGAGTCATGGGATTCGCGTTTATTGGCATTGGAGGAATATTGGACATCTTTAACCTCTTAATTTTAATTTAGCTTGTTTTGGGCTTTGATACTGAACACTAATAATCTCTATTGTAGCATATCTTAAAGCGTCTATCGCATGTTTCCACTCGGAGAGCGTATCCATTCCGCCATTTGATTTCATACTCCAATACTTTAACGATTTTATTATTCTTTGGGCCCTTGGGAATATCTGGAATCTACTATCACACATTAACTCATGCAACGATTGACAACCATAATAAACGGAATATTTAGGTTTATAGGCCGTTCGGATATGGAATGGGAGTTTCCCTTTGGGATAGCCTAAGACATGAGCAAAGGCCGCCATTAACATCGTATTCGACATTCGGCCTCCGTTATTTTTACTCCCACCATGGCTCCGGTCTCCAGTCCATCGCTGAATATGAGCCAACTCAAGTCCGGCCCTTTTAATCATCGCGATAATACCCTTAGCATGATTCTCGGCCGAATCTCCGGAGGCTACGTATTCGTCAACTACATAAACGGCCGGCCGCTTTGAGTCGGTTATATCAACTGCACATAGAACCGCTACTTGGGAGGCTACATCGTGACCATGGTCTATCCCTATCGACCAAACATATCTTCTATTGGGGTCGGGAGTCAAGTCCGAAATTAAATCGTCTGTAAACTTCTCGAATATTCTTCCCTCCGGAATTCCAACGTCCCAATCTCCAGCCATACGAGCCGCTCTATCTATTCCAAGATAACTCCGAGATAACTCCTCTATCTCCTCCTCGCTCATCATGGGCCGCTTAACTCCTTTTGGAGTTGTATTCTCGACATTCATAACCCCAACATGCTCCGAGATAATTCCATTTTTGACCATTTCTTTAAGATAATCCACCGGAGCTCCAATGGGAGTCATAGTGAATAACATTCGGCCATTTGGTCTCCTCGTTATACGAGCTCTAAGTTCTCCAAATAGAGCCGGAGGAGGAGGCTCGTCAATCCATATAAAATCTACAGTCCCGGAGGCCACTCCGAGAGTTCCTTGATTCGTAGTTTTAAAACGGACTATCGAGCCATTCTTAAACTGAACCACCGGAGCTCCGGTTCCTCGATAGCCCTTGGCCGGAGAGAATTCTACACTCGGATGTAATTCGTTCTTTGGAACTAAGTCGTGAAATTTGGCCATAATCGTTCTGGATTGTTCCCACGAATGGCAAATAACCCAAGCTTCGATAGGAGCCGGAGGAACCGGCTTATATGGAGAGTAGCCGAGAACATGGCATATCGTTTCATAGGAGCCACAAAATGTCTTGCCAATTTGATTCCCTCCTCTCAATAAAACGAGCCTCGAGGAGTCTTTTAATACTTGCTCTTGAACCTCCGTAGGAGAGAAGAATCTTAATGGGTTGGTTTGGTGCTCTACGAGTAATTTATTTGTGTTATTGGCTATCTTTTTTAACTTAGAGAGGCTCATATTCTCTCCAGTTGATAACTCTATATCGGCATATCTGGAGGAGAGTCTCTTTTAACTCCTTCTCCAATGGGATTCGAGATGGGAGCCTTAAATAATCTCGGAGATTCTTTAAACTGATTGAGGCCATATATCGAATATATTGATTTTGAGGAAGTACCATAGCGGCCGAGGACTCGTCTATTCCTTCCTCGATTAACTGATTAAATAGATTAAAAGACTTCTCACAATGGGAATAAACATCGTCCCGGATATGATAACCTCTCCTCGATTTATTGTTATTCCAAAAATAGACATTATCATCGGAGTCCTTAGCCTTAAATCCTTTTGGGACATAGAACCGAGGCTCTTTATCTAGGTAAAATCTACAAAAGCCCCAAGAGCGATCCTCGAGATGGAGACGAGATAAAAAAACCGGAATATCGAATCGGAACGTTATCGAACAACTATTTAAATAGTCTATATCGGACATAAACTCCGATAATCCATTATGGCTCAAATATTCTATAAAGACTATCTCATTAAACTCTACCATTATCTCTCTCATGCTTTTTGATTAAATCTCGCCAAATAGGATAGAAATTCAAAATCTTTAATAAATGAACTTGGGGACTTTGTTTATCTATCTTGGATAAGAACTCCGAGACATCTATTAAACACGACAATTTTAGAATATTATCGGTCTTGAACCATCTAAAGAGAGCCGTCTCGGAATATCTCATGCTATCGGCCAATGTTTTTATATTATCGTCTCCAGTTATGGACATAACATATAATCCAAAATCATTTATCTCTCTCTTTCGATATGGTCTACATTTTTTATATCTGGCCATAACATCTCCTCAAAATAAAGTTAGTTGTCTTTGATGGGCCTCAAGTCTTTTCGAGGCCATCTCAAAATAATCCGGGTCTAACTCAAAAGCCGTTAAATCAAATTTCATATCGTGACAAGCTATGGCAATAGAGCCGGAGCCGAGATGGGTATCTAAGATTTTATCTCCCCTCTTTGCGTACTTATCGAGGAGCCATCTATAGAGAGCCGTTGGCTTTTGGGTCGGATGAATCCTCGGTTGTTTTTTAATAGGCCCTGTTCCTTTTAGATGATGCCATGTAAATTTTCTGACTGATGTCTCAAAACTAGTCCATGCCAATTCACAATCGGCCATATTATTTCCACCATTATTTTTATCCCATACTAACATACATCTAGTATTAGATAAATAATCTAAAAAATAATTTCCTCCCCAAATAATTTGATTTTTGGAGACTCTCATTAACTCTTTAAAATATTCTGGAGATGGAATCTCATTATCCCAATCTTTATTAACTGATGATATAATACAATCTGTTTTAAATCCTGTTTTTAATTGGCTAGTTATTTGTATCCCATAGGGAGGATCGACTATGGCCAAGTCAAAACTATTATCGGCCATCTCTCGCATGGCCTCCAAACAATCTCGATTATATAGATTTATCATTCTCCGGCTCCTTTGAATGGAATAACATTGGAATAGTCTCCTTCGATGATGTCCATTAACTTATCTTTGAGGAGAGGAGGAAGGCCGGCCACCGCTATCGCTATTTGGTGAAGAACCTCGTTCGGGTCTGTTAATCCCTCTAACTCCTCGCTCTCTCTTTTCATTGCGATATATTCGTCATGAACCTGTAAATGGAGCCGGTGAAATTGTGGAAGGGAATGGAAGGAACCTCGCTCTCTGGTCTCTTGAATATCATCGCTTATCTCTACAAGTTTATTCCGTCTAAATAGTATCGGGTCATCATCTAAGGCCATATTTAAAACCGGAGTTCCCATCTTTGGAGATGGCTTGGCCTCCTCGATTATCTCTTGAGCTCTATTGGGATCGAATTTCTTTTGGCCTTTACAAATTCTGCCTATCGTTGTTTTATGAACTTGATATTCGTTGGCCAAGTCTTGATAGGTACAATCGCCATTTTTATATTTATCAATAATCTCGGCTCGCTCCTTCTCGGTTAACGCGCCTCTCTTTGTATTAGTTCGTCCCATCGTCTATCCTGTAGCAAATTTATTTTTAATCGAGAGAAAAAAAGTCGTGGTCAAAACAC